CTAATCCTCCTGCGAATACTCCTCCGTGGGTAGGCAGGTATAAGAACGCCTGTCTCCCTGAAGCGATTGTAATGACGCAGGGGCTAAAGACGAACGGCATTCAGGCTAAGGTTCTTGTTATTTATACCGACAAGTGGGGTCATGCTGTCTGTGTTTATATGTATCCTACTGGGAAGAACAGGCTGTGGGTGTGGGACTCGCATTGGAAGTCCGTGCAGATCAGAGCTTACTTTGACGATCCTAACGATATAGCAAGGGCGTGGATGCGCTGGACGATGACAGACGCGAAGCTGAACTACGCCGTCTTCCAAGAGTGAATTTACTTGTTTAACGATAACTAAAGGCTTAAAAGTTTGATATGGCAGCATTACCGATACTTGGCGACGGACAGAACAACCTGCTCCGTAAAATCACAGAGAACACCTACCAGACGGCAGGCTCGGTATCGTCTTTTCCCATCCCTCCGTTTGACGAGGTGGACATTACTTACTACGGTTCCACAAATAACATATACCAAGTCTTTTACAAGAATGGTGGGAGCAGCGTAAAAACTCTCACATTAACTTATGTCGGTGGTGCGGTGGCGGATAATGACCGTCTTTCTAATATCAGCTAATGTGGGTATTTAATCCATTTACTGGAAAGCTGGACTTCTCCGGTGGGGGAGGCGGGTCTTCCTACATCGACGGCGAGGTGCAATACTACGCCGACCTCCCTATTACTGTCGGAACTCCCGCAGTAAACTCGGCTTACCTCGTTCGTGAAGCATCTGGCACTTGGTTTATCGGCAGGCATCCGGCGGGTATCTACGTTCGCTTGAGTAATGCGGGAGCTTTGACCGACTGGACATACGCAGGGACATTCCCCGACGTATTCTCGGATGCGAACTTTACTATTTATCACGATGCCGACTCTACGCGAGAAGTTCAGTTCGACGTCTCGGGGGTATCTACCGCTACCGTTAGAACGCTCGTAATCCCGAACAAGGACGGAACGATTGAGTTATCTCAAGAAATTCGCTCTGATTTTGTTACAGATACATCTTACATCGGTCTGGCTCCTTTAGGCTCCTCCGAATCCTCTCCTGTGTGGACAATCTACCGCAACGTAGTTGACTCTGGCGGCAATGTAACTACCACTACTGCGACTAACGTAGAGTGGGATGATAGATTGACAGCGACCTATTCTTAACAATATAGATAAGTGGATATGAATATTGATACACCGATTCAATCCCAAACCCACGGAGTTCTTGGAAGTATGACATCTCTTCTCGCTTTCGCTATCAGCTTCCTCCCTCATCTTGAGGCGTGGCTCCGCGTCTCATCGCTTGCATTCGGAACGATTGCCGCGATTGTTTCCATCTTTATTATGCTGGAAAAACGACACATCGAGAAAGAGAAGAGAAATGAAAAACATACTAACTAAGTTGCTCGCCCTTCTTACAGGGGCATCCAAGACGGTTCTTACTTTTATCGTCCCGATCTTAAAGGATAGCACGTCTAAGCTGCTTGCGGACATTCTTCCTATCGCTCTTGAAGTTGTCTCCTCTTTGCTGACGAGCAACAAGACGAACGAGGAGAAGCGTAAGGCTGCGTTTGTCCGTATCGAGACAGCCGCCAAACAACGTGGAATCGAGGCGGCGAACTCTGTTATCAATCTTGCAATCGAGTTGGCTGTGCAGCGCGTCAAGCAATGAGCGAAGAGACGAAAGCTTGGTGGCAATCTCGGACGATTATCGGTGTTATCGTCCTGCTTCTTGCCCAGCTTCTCAAGTATCTCAAGGTCGATATTGTTAACGAAGAGTTGACCGAGATCGTTACGCTGGCGATGGACTTCGCAGGCGCATCGCTTGCAATCTACGGGCGAGTCAAAGCTAGGAAGCAGATCAAGCGAACGACACCCGGCGGTAAGTTCAATCCTAAGGCAGAGGCTCGCAGGGCGAAGCCAGTCCGCAAAAAGGTATTCGGCGTGTTCTTGTTACTCATCTGTGCGAACATTTGTTATTCGGAAATACCGTATCCTTCTCACGTGTGGTATGATAACCCGATTGAGGTTCATCCTATTGAAGATCGCCGCTCGTTTATTGTGCGTCTGCTGGACAGTTTGTTTTTCAGTATGTCTATCTTCCCGTTGAAGGGCGAGATCAGAGGTAACGCTGACTTCTAATGCGATCCACTTTGGCACAGAGGCTGGAGATGGCGCGGTTCATCGTTTCTGTCGAGGCGAGGCGGGACAAGAACGGGAATCTGCGAGTCTACAAGCTACCCGCTGCTGACGGGGGTGGGACTTACGAGATCGCCGGAATCAACGACAGGTTCCATCCAGATGCAGCGAGACGGCTTAAAGAACTTCTAGAGGCGAAAAGGTTCCCCGCTGCGGAGGAATACATCGTGGACTACCTACTGGCTTATACGGATATTGTTACGAAGTGGACAACCCACCCCGCGATAGAGGCATTCTTGCGAGATTCTGTATTCAACCGTGGGCCACGTGGAGCTTTACGTATTTTGCAGATTGCCCTGCGTGTTGTAGATGACGGCAACTTTGGGCCTAAAACCCGCGCTACGTTGCTTGAGGCACTGAAGAAGCCAGATGCCCTGCTCACCTCCCTCCGACGCGCTAGAGAGGCGTATGAGCGCAAGGTAGCCCCTCCCGTAGGAGCGAGGGCCAAGTTCTGGGTGGGGCTGGTCAACCGCTGGAACAAAGCCTACGACTTCGCCAAGACTTTTATTGTTTAACAATATGAACGAAGATGAATACAAAATATTCGTGCTGGCGCTTATGTCCATCTGCACGTCGCTGATCGCGGTCTACGGGATAATGAAGATTGCTTATGCCTACTGAAGAGGAACTCCGCAAGGAGATCGCTAGGTTGCGGGAAGTGCTTGCCAAATGTCTGAAGGCGCGGCAGATTAACCACGTAAAGCAAATCATCAAGGAGGCACTTACTCATGGCGACAGAAAAATCTAACGGGACAATGAAGCGTCTCGGTCTTTCGGGATACAACAAACCGAAGCGCACCCCGTCCCATCCTACCAAAAGCCACGTTGTTTACGCAAAGAGCGGAAGCCAAAAGAAGGTTATTCGCTTTGGGCAGCAAGGCGTTAGCGGGAGTCCAAAGAAGTCCGGCGAGTCTGAATCGTATCGCAAACGCCGCGAATCATTTAAGGCTAGGCATTCAAAGAATATCTCCAAAGGCACAATGTCTGCGGCATACTGGGCCAACCGCGTGAAGTGGTAAAAAATTCTTTACATTTCTTTTAACCTCCTCCAGAGTTATTCACATGCCAAACGTAGTCAGGCGCACGCTGACAATAAACGGAGAGAAGTGGAAACTACTCTTCCGTGCCCCTAGAAAGTCCGACGCACCGGAGGTCAACATCGCCGATGATGACGAGGGGCTTTGCTCGTATGAGGACAACACGATCTACATCAAGCCCAGCAGCGAGGCACTCGGCACAGCGATCCACGAAGTGTTACACGCAGTTCTGCCGGACAACGACGAGGACTCTATCGCCCGTGCTGAAGATGCAGTGATGCGACTCCTCTCTGTATTCCCGAAACAATACCTGTGCAAAGAAACAGCATTTGAATTATGAACCAACTACCGAAACAAGGAACGTGGTGGACATTCCGTGGCGACCAGCAAGGCTGCGGTAAGTCCCAGCAAGTCGTGGAATCTTCCACATCGGGAATCGTGACGTGGGGTAACGGGTTCTCTTGGTTCGGCCCGACCAATCTTTTCTTTCAGCTGTTCACCCCAGATACGGAGAAATCAACAGTATGAGTTTACGTTACGAACAATGTTACGCACTTTACAAGACTCGCAACTTTCTGCGCGATCTTATGCACGGCTCAACCAGACCGAAGACAGCGAAGGAATTTAGAGACAGAGCCTATTCTTGCTTGAGACACTTTCCCTGCCTTAATGAAACGGGCATGCCATTGTTTTCGCGGGATGAATTCCCGTGTCCCGTAATCGAAAAGTATGATGAAAAAAAACCAGAAGCGTAGCGATAAATTCGCTCCGTTCAACGTAGGTAGACAATGGAAGAAGTGGATGGCTGTGTCCTGTTCACACGGCGATCACATCGACCCAGAGGCGCGAGACGCAGTTCTCGCATTTAAAGACAGGTTCAAACCAGATACCACCATTCACCTAGGAGACTTCGTGGATATGGCGGCTGCTCGCAGCGGGGCTATGAACGACCCGAACTCTGCGGATAGGGCGGCGAGTGTCGCTGACGATCTCGCTGCTGGTGTGGACTTCCTCCAAGAACTTCGCCCCCAGCATATCCTTTACGGCAATCACGAAGATCGCTTGTTCAAGCTGGCTCATTCTCCCAATGCGCTGGCTGCACATGCGGCGACTATTGTTATCCAAGAACTGGAGAAGGTGGCAAAGAACCTAAAGGCAAGAATGTATCCGTATGACATTCGGTCATACTGTT